CGAGGGAGCCAAGGGGATAATCCTGGAAGCCATCAAGATCGCCCAGGAGTTGGCGGCGGAGGATGAGGCCCGACTGGGTCGGCCTCTCACGGACTCCGAGGTCGGCGCCATCGCCACCTTGGTGGAGCGGCAGTTAATGACTGCCCTGGCGGTCTCCCGGTGAGCCAGCCCTTCGGGGCCGTAACCCGCAGGCCGGTGGCAAGCCCGGCCAAACAAAGGAGGTAACGAGATGGACAACATGATCCGAGATCGAATCCTGGAATCTGGGGAATGGCTCAACGTGGAATGTGACTGTGACAACTGGATGATATGCGACAACCATCACGACATGGCCGAGGCTCTTGGCATTGACCCGCTGGAGTTGATCGGCATCCTGGCCGAGATACAGGAGAATTAGATGACAACCCGCGACAAGGTTCTGGAGATCCGGGCCGCGGAGCCCAACGCCCAAGCGGCCGACATAGCCCGGACGGTCGGCGTGACCCGCGAGAGGGTCCGCCAGATATTGCAGCAAGCCGGACTCCCCACCGAGGTCGGAGGTACTAGAGGCCGGCCACGCCAGAAGGCGGCGCTATGGTCGAGCCGCAAACGCAAAGGGAACCTCATTCGGAAACGGCTGGAGTCGGGCCAACCATACCGCGAGGCGGATGGGACGATTTGGTTCTTCGTGACCGATCTGACGCCTCAGTGGGGCCAGGTCATAGTCTCCACATGGTCCGGCGCCGTCAAGACCGGCGAGAGGATATATCCCGACATCGGCGCCGCCCTGGAAGCGGAGGTATAGAGATGAAATACGCAAGATTCACCGTCAAAGATAACGAAGTTTTGAATCGGTTCACCGTTTGCAGGAACCACGGGATGTATTGCAACCAACGTCCGACATGCCCAGCCATCAGCCTCAAGGGGTGGCTCCGACGCAAGGGCTATGTCTACGGTCAATACCAGGGCACCGTCAAGACCGATGCCGACCAGGAAACCATACGCCAGTGGGCAGACCAGTTCATCGCTAGGCACCACAACGACGGGTCAGTGGGCTTGGATTCATTCGACAATATCCCTACAAGTGTCCTGGCCTTGAACCACCTGAGAATCGGGAACGCCTCGATCCACGGCTACGGATGTTTCGGCAAAGCCGCCCTGGAATCGGAGGTATAGAGATGGACGCACCGGAGAGATATGCCATCTTGGTCAAATATCGGCAGACTGATGAGTTTGTCCCGGTCCCATCCGGTTGGGGCAAACACGGCAAAACGCCGGACGGAGGTTACTTTCTATGGGAGGATGCCGTGGAGTTGATGGAACGGATGCGCCACAGTGTCCCACTCAACGAATACATGATCATGCCCGTTATAGCGGACCCAATCTAAAGGAGGTAGGAGGAGTGATGGCATATGGAGAACGGACCCGGTGGAACCATAGATATTCGGATTTTGGGCGAGGGACTCTAGTCCGCCAAAATAATGGCACCTGGCGTATCACGATCTCGCGAGTATGCGGTGGGAATAACTGTGGGCCTCAAAACGGCGTGGCCCACGACCATCGGTCTACCAACACCATGTCCGAGCAAGAGGCAGCCAATCTCTTGTTGGACTGGGGCCACGACCTGGCGGAAGCCAAAGGACTGGAAAATTATGTCTAAGGAGAAAGAGATGGAAACCAAACCAACTTACACGATCGAGGCTATCAACCGGCCATACGGCGCATCGGAGATCATCCCATGGGGCGATGCCATCCGGACCGAGGGATTGACGGAGCGAAAGGCGATCAGGCTATATCACAAGATCCACCGTTGGTATCATCCGGAGACTAACGCCTACTCCGGTCATGTGCGGATCGTCGGATCGGATGATTGGACATACACGGTCGAGCCGCCGTCACCTGGAGAACGGTCAACCCTTTCGCGGATGTACCATCTGGACGACATCTAGAGGACTCCCCGCCCACCAAGCCCTCGGCCTTGCCGGGGGCTTTTTCTTTGTCTCCACGCGTATTTTTTATACCTTTTTTAGAAAACCGTCACTCTGAGAGGGACGCACAGGCGTTTTACTCGTTGGAGTGGTACTTTACTACCTCTGTACTATTTTCTACACCATGCTTTACTAAGTGTAAAATCGTTATTTAATCCGTAGCTAACGACCATCGACTTATGGTATAATCTAGGTGGATTCATAGCCTGTCAGGCATAGGAGGCCGGATGAAAACGCCGATCCAAGAGGTACTGGAACTCCAGCGGCACCTTCCGATCAAGGACATTCTTTTGACGACCCTGGAGCAATACCGGGGGCGCCGGAATTCTAACGTGATGGCGGCGGCGGACCTGGGCGTCAGTGTCCAGACACTGGCGAACTGGTGCAAGGAATACGAGATAGACATCCATGCTTATCGGCTGGTGGCCCGATGACCTCACGGATGCACCGGGTCGAGTGCCTGGATTGCGGCAAGGTCGCCATCCGGCTGATCCCCATCGACCTCCCGGTCTATTGTCTGGGATGCGGTTCCGCCGCCTTAATGTGGAAGCCGACCGCATGACCACGCCCATCTCCCGGACGACCGACCACTGGACTTCCCACGCCGGCGCCGCTGAAGTCACGGCATCCGGCCGGCGCAAAACCCAGGCGGAACTCTGCCTTGATGTTGTCCTGACGACTCCTGGTTTAACGGCTGGCGAGATCGGACAACGAACCGGACTCGGACACGTCCCGGCCCAACGGAGATTGTCAGATCTCCAATCGGCCGGGAAGGTTGCCAAAGGAACGGCCCGTCAATATTCTGGCCGTCCCCAGGTGACCTGGTGGCCGAGTGAACGGCAGGGGACTTTATTATGACCGCCATCGTGCGGCAATATTTTTAGGAGGTTATCCCATGACAATGCCCATAGTTGAGTCGAGGTATCTAAGAGTCGCGATCCAGGCAATGATCGCCCAGAGGAGTTGAGATGAGTACCCAGGACATAATCGGCGGTCACTACGCCGGACCACATTCCAGCCTTTCGGATGAGGAATTGCTATCCGAACTGGAGCATATCACCGCGATCCGGGACGGGTTCTCGGATACCCTTGGCCGGCTGGAACAGGAGGCCTTCCGCCGGATGGAAGAACGCGGCGCCAAAGCTATCCCATCCATCAATTATATCTGCGAGATCCAACAGAAGTCGGATTACGACCAATTAGCCTTCACTCCGCTGAAGGAGATATTCAACTCAGACGATCTAGATCGGTGCCTGACTCCAGCCCATACCAAGGAGATCGAGGTTCCGGAGAGATGGGCGACGACAACCGTTAAGGCCGTGGCGGCGAAATACGGGGACAGGGCAAAAGCTATCGTGGAGAACGCCAGAACGGAAACCCGCGGCCGGCTGAAGTTCGCCCGGAGGGATCGATGACTACTGAGCAATTACAGGTATCAGCTCGACATATCACCGGGATAATCAGAGGGGTTGATTCGGACAATCGATTCCAGATAGATCAGACAAGTCCGCGATTGGAACACCCGATCAATTACTATGCCAAAGGGAACGACCTGATCGATCGGCTTAAAGAATCCATCGGCCAGAGCGTTGATCTCCTGGTCGGAGCCGATCGGGTCAAGGAAAATCATCAGGACGACGGCCGGATCTCATCCTATTGGTGGTCGATCCGGGGCGAAGGCGTCCAGGCTCCACCAAGGCCGATCGATCCAAGACCGAGTGAGCCCGCACCACGCCGGGATCCGAATGACAGGCCACCGCCGGACCTTCAGCCCAATCCGGCGGCTTTGGGGTCCTGTCATAATCACGCCGTGGAGTTCATCGCGGCCGGCATCCTCCCGGTCCCAATGGGCCGGGAGTTGATCGGTTGGATCCATGAACTCCGGGACCGATTTTACAGGGAGGTCAACCAGGCGCCGGTGATGCCGCTTCATTATTGTTACGAACACGATCAGGAACGGGAACCGAGCAAGATCGGCAAATGGGGACACATACTCCCGAAACAGGCCGACGAGGACGAGGATGCCTACTGCGTAGAGAACCGGGAAGGCTGGAGGGTATTCGATGGAAGCCAACGCTAGAACCTCCACCCGGCCCGGATATATCTTCGATCATCACAAAAAGCTGGTTGAAGAGCTGTATTCCATCCTCGACCTGGCCGCGGTGGAGTATGACCACTCAATGGATGTGGTGGACGACTTCACGGCATACCTCAAGGACTGGGCGCGACGGAGGGACGAACGATAGACGATTCTCGTGGGTGGGCCGAGCTTATCGGCCCACTCCGAGAGTTATCTATGGGAGGTGGGATGAGTATCAAGATAATGTCCCAGGTCTGGGAGTTGGACATCGACCATAGCGAGATGATCGTCCTTCTGGCGATGGCCGACCACGCCGACGACGACGGTCAGAACTGCTACCCAAGCAACGCATATCTCGCCTGGAAAACCGGGTACTCCGACCGCCAGGTCCGCCGAGTCCTCCGGACCCTGGAATCCATCGGCATCATTACCAGGGTAGCCCATGAAGAAGGGGGTCGAGGACTCGCCACTGAATACCGCCTAAACCCGGAAAAGGGGGACAAAAAGTCCGCCTTTATTGCTGACAAAAGGCGGACATCTACGACACAAAAGGCGGACATCCTGTCCGAAAAGGCGGACATGGGTGTCCGAAAAGGCGGACATAGCTATGTCCCCCCAACCATCAGTAACCATCAACTAAACATCAAGGAATCATCAGAGGACGGCGCCACCGCCGATTTCGATTATCCGGAATGGTTCCAACCGCTGGTTAGTCTGAAGGGTTTCAAGGTGACCGCTCACAAGAACGCCATTATCTCCGTCCGGGAGGGATGCGAGGAAGCTGGCGTCAACGAGGCCGAGATCGTCCTGGCCTTCGCGGAATATTATCGGGGCGGCGGTCGGTCTACCAACGGCTGGAGTGATCCCGTCGCGGCCCTGGTCAGGACGCTTCCCGTCCAGATAGCCAAAACCCGGAAAGGTCATCCGAAGTCCAATTCGTTAAATATCGATTATGCGGCATTGAAAGCCGAGGTGGAGGCCAGACAAGGAGGTTCGCAATGAAACGAGTGGGGGATGATTTCGGTGGTGTCACGGCGGTGAGTCGCATCAGGTCAGGATGCGAAGCGTTACCCAATGATGGTCAATGTCCGATCTGTTTCTATTTCGATGCGTCCCATCCCGATGTCCGGCGGATATTACTGGACAAGGATCCTAAAGGGCGAGAATTGCATATAGCCCGTTGTAAATGTGCGCGGGAAGAAGACTTAAAAGCCGCCAGGGACCATTTCCGATATGGACAGGCCCAACTCCCGGCGTCGAATCGCACCTTCGACAGTTTCAATGCAAAGCCGGGGACGGCCGACATGGTGGACGCTGCGCGGAGATTCATTAACCGGGAAGGGCCGAGGATGTTAGTCCTGGTTGGTCAAACCGGAACGGGGAAAAGCCACATATTGGAATCCATCGGACGGCAAGCATTGGATGCTGGACGAACCGTCCGATACGACTTGACCTCTACGTTTTTGAATCGACTCCGGCACACATACGATTCGGACGCCGGGGATGATGTTCATACACTCATGAATTGGTATTATCTGCAGGACACCCTATTGATCGATGATATCGGATTGGAATCTTCGACTCCGTGGGTCCAGGAGCAATTAACGACGTTGGTGTCGGAGCGATTGAACTCCACTAGATGGACGGCCATCGCGACAAACCTCGACAAAGGCCGACTAGCTGACCAGATGGGGGAACGGCTGGCGTCGAGGTTGTACGCCACGAATCCGGAGCTGTCGGAGGTTGCCCTGGTAATCAACACCGCGAAGGATTATCGGTCATGATCAGGACTTGCCCAGAATGTGGCGGGGACATGACGGTCGAACGATCACGGCCGGACCCGCACGAACCGCCGGTCACACTCCTTGTCTGTGGATGCGGCAATCGGGAGCCGTTGCCGGCGGACATCGAAGCCGACCTGGACAACCGTCCCCGGATGCCGGGATTTTAGGAGATGGAATAAATGACTGCATACACCATCGGAGACCATATCCGCCTTGCCGGTTGTTGCCGTTGCGGAGAACTGCCCAAGCCAGCCAAGCGAGGCGTCCCGGCCCGGTCCCTCCGGGAGTCCGGCGCTTGCTGGCATGGGCCGGGGACTTTTGTCCGCCGCGTATTCTCGACCGGCGACTATCTTTTGGAGAACGGCCACGGTTATGTCCGGCTGGCCCGACCCGACGAGGTCTGCCGCTGATGTCCGCCCATGAGATGCCAGGCTTCTGATGGCTGACAAGCGGATCAGGTATGCATCCATCAAGATTGAAGTTTCGCTGGAGTATCTCACCGGCCACGGCGAAGAACCCGAATCGGAAGGATGGGCTCTGATCCAGGCGAATCTCTCCAAACATCTCGCGAGTCTTTCCAGATTCCCGGCGTTGATGCCCACGGCGTCCTTCACCAGATGGGACGACGAGTTCCTTCACGCCAAACCGCGGCGGTATTGTGTGGCTTGTCATTCTGGGATCGTTCGCGGTCCTCATGTCACATTCTGCCAACGATGCGATGAGATCAGGCCATGACGCAACTTATCACCGAGAAGGTCGCCGGAATTTCAGCGGACCTGATCCTGACATGAAGGAGTATTTGGCTAAATGATTGTAAAGGATACGATCAAATATAAACGCTTTTTAGATACAAAACGGCAATCAGGGATATTGCACGGATTCGCGGGGTCGTATCTCCCCGATTTCTTGTTTGACTTTCAGAAATCCTTGCTGGAATGGTCTCTCAGAAAAGGCCGGTCCGGTATATTCGCTGATTGTGGACTGGGCAAGACGCCGATGCAACTTGTATGGGCAGAGAACATAGTCCGGGAAACTAATAAGCCGGTATTGGTAATAACGCCGCTGGCTGTGTCACATCAGACGATATCCGAAGGTGAAAAGTTCGGCATCGAAGTATCTCGATCTATAGATGGCAGGCATGGGTGTGGGATAACCGTCACGAATTATGAGCGGCTGCATCACTTCTCGCCCTCCGACTTCGATGGAGTCGTCTGCGATGAATCCAGCATCCTAAAATCCTTTGACGGTCAGCGTAAAGCGCTAATTACCGATTTCATGCGAAAAGTACCGTATCGATTGCTTTGTACGGCCACTGCCGCTCCGAACGACTATATAGAACTTGGGACGAGTTCTGAGGCTCTAGGGGAATTGGGTTACGTTGATATGCTTAACCAGTTTTTCATAAATGACCAAAATACTACCGCTCCCAATCGTTTCTGGGATGGTGGAGGATGGCGATTCAAGCATCATGCCGAGCAATCCTTTTGGAGGTGGGTCAGTTCTTGGGCGAGGGCAATCCGCCGACCCTCTGATTTGGGATTCGATGACCAGGGCTTTGATCTACCACCGTTGGATATTCAGGAAACGGTGGTTTCGGCCAAAACGATTAAACAGGGTATGTTATTTGACGTTGCGGCAGTGGGATTGCAAGACGAGCGGGAAGCGCGGCGGAGGACTATAAGTGAGCGGTGCGAAGCAGCGGCTTCAATCGTGAACGAGACAACCCGTCCCGCCGTGATGTGGTGCCATTTGAATGACGAGGGCAATACGTTAAAGGCGATGGTGCCGGGTTCGGTTCAAGTGGCTGGGGTTGACTCGGACGATATGAAGGAGTCCAAATTCCGAGACTTTCAGGACGGTAATATCCGAGTGTTAATTACCAAGCCCAAGATCGGAGCCTTTGGGTTGAACTGGCAGCATTGCTCCCATATGACGTACTTTCCATCACATTCTTATGAGCAGTATTACCAAGCCATCCGTCGATGCTGGCGGTTCGGCCAGACAAATCCGGTGATGGTCAACCTGGTTAGCACTGACGCGGACGAGCGAATAGTGGAAAACTTGACCCGGAAATCTAAGGCTGCCGACAAGATGTTCTCGGATTTAATTCAGTATATGAATGACGCATTATCGGTCAAGCGTAATCAAGAGTATGAGGAGGAGGTGTCAATCCCGTCATGGTTGTAATGAATCAAGAGATCACCGACCAATATGCTATATATCTGGGTGATTGTTGCGAGGTAATGCCCACCTTGCCCAATGAGTCCATCCACCTGTCAGTATATTCGCCTCCCTTTGCGGGACTCTACCACTATTCGTCCTCTGAAAATGATCTATCGAACTGCCGTAGCTATGAGGAATTTTTTGAGCATTACCGATTCGTGGTGAATGAATTATTCCGACTCACTATGCCGGGGCGAATGACCGCGGTCCACTGTATGGATGTGCCATCGGGTAATACCGGAGTTGATGTTCTGAAGGACTTTCCTGGCGATATTATCCGACTTCACAAAGACATCGGGTTTGAGTACATCGCCCGTTACCATGTCTGGAAGGAACCGTTGACGGTTCGCAATCGGACAATGGCTAAAAACCTGGCTCATCGCAGTTTGATTGAGGATTCTTCCCGTTGTAGCGTGGCTTCAGCAGATTATCTCTTGGTATTTCGGAGGTATGGAGAGAACCCAGTCCCAATCGTCCACCCAGTGGGATTAACTGAATATGTTGGTGAGAGGCAAGTGCCTCCCGAATTGCACCATCTGAAGGGGATGGAGGGGAATCAAAGAGAAAACCGATATTCTCATTGGATATGGCGGCAGTACGCCTCGGCGTTCTGGGATGACATACGTCTCGACCGTGTTTTGCCCTATCGCGAAGCAAGAGACCAACAGGACGAAAAACATATACATCCCCTCCAATTAGACGTTATCAATCGATGCATCACGCTTTGGTCGAACCCAGGGGAGAAGGTCTTTACGCCGTTTATGGGAGTCGGGTCTGAAGTTTACGAAGCGGTCAAATTGGGACGTCTTGGCATCGGAGTAGAACTAAAGCCGAGCTATTTTAGACAGGCACAAAAGAATCTACTCCATATCGAGCGGGTTGAGGATGTGCCGTTTCCGATGGGCATATGACGCAACTCATCAACGAGAATGACTTCCAGGCGACAGTGATCGACATGGCGCGGACCTTCGGCTGGATGGTGGGATTTACCCATGACTCTAGGAAGTCCGAACCTGGGGAACCTGATCTCCGGCTGGTACGTCCTCCGAGGGTTATCTTTGCCGAATTGAAAACGATCAAGGGCAAGTTAAGTAAGGGCCGGCGGAGCCAGTCCGGGCGATACCTTCCAGGTCAAGACGATTGGCGTGATGCCTTGATGCGGTGCGACGTCGAATATTACCTCTGGCGACCGGACGACAACATCGAAGAGATCTTGCGGTGATCAGGAAACGCTCCAAGAAAACGGCCAAACTCTACCGGGACCAAAGAGTCCCGCTGGTCAAGCGGCTTCTGTCCGCGATCTTCAACTGTGAACGATGCGGACAACGTAGCCAGGTGGTTCATGAAAGACTGACACGGGCCAGAGGAGGGTCGATCACTGATCCGGCGAATTGCGTTGTCCTTTGCAATCCTTGCCACGATTGGATCCACGCCCATCCCCGGCAATCCACCCAGGAAGGCTGGTTAACGAGGCGGGTTGATCGTGTCTTATGAATGGGGCGCGAATCGAACCGTCCGCGTCACCGTGGTCGTCGGCGGTTATCAATGGCGGATCCACGGCGCTCCTGACCGTAACTGGTGGGTTTGTCATTTGGTGGAATTGCTGGGCCCGTGCAAACTGGATGTCCCCATCGACAAGAAACTGAGGGAGAAGCTGCGGAAGGCATTGGCAAGTCAACTCGACCTGGCGGTGGACGATATCAAGCCGATCTCGGCAGATTTGATCCTGACTTAAAGGTTATTTAATGATCGATAAAAGATGCGCCCACCATTGGCGGATAGCGCCGGCGGGTCAACGCTGGAGCGCCGGGACTTGTCTTCGATGCGGCGAGCGAAGAGAGTTCGACAACGCTCCGCTAATGCAGGACGAATTCTCTCGGTCGCGGCAGATCCGGGCGGAGAGATTGCGGGAAGATTAAATCTGATGCCGTTGGCAGTATTTCCAAGCGAATATTATATGCCATATGGTAGAATCCACCCATGCAAGACCGCGTTAAAGAATTGCGTCGCGTCCCCGCTTCCGAACTCCGGGCCAACCCTAAGAACTGGCGTAGACATCCACCGGCCCAGCAAGCCGCCCTTCGTGGAGTCCTGGAAGACATCGGATTCGCGGATGCGGTCATAGCCAGGGAAACGCCCGACGGATTAGAACTGATAGACGGCCACCTCCGGCAAGAGGTTATGGGCGACCAACCTGTCCCGGTCCTCATCGTTGACGTGACCGAGGAAGAAGCGGACAAGATGCTCCTCACTTACGACCCGCTGGCGATGATGGCCCACGCCGACCAAGACCAACTCCTCAATCTACTCCACGACACCCAGTTCGCCGACAAAGCGGTCAACGATATGCTGGAGGCATTGGCTAACGGGGAACGGCTCCCCATGCCGGACTTGACCGAGCCGGTGGACGGCGATGATCGTTTGGCGGGTTCATTATCTGCCCGGTTCCTGGTTCCTCCGTTCAGCGTATTGGATGCGCGGCAAGGATACTGGCAAGAGCGAAAACGGTCGTGGTTGGCGTTGGGGATTGAGAGCGAAATAACGCGCATCGGCGCTATTGGACGGAATCGGCAATTATTAGCATCATCATCGGGTGTCGATTTCTACATACAAAAACGGGCAATAGAAAACATCAAGAAACGCACATTGACTACTGCTGAATTTCAAGAAGAATACTTTATCGAAGATAAAAGCTATGACAAAGGGACTAGCATCTTTGATCCTGTCTTGTGTGAGCTAGCCTATCGTTGGTTCAGTCCACCGACTGGGTCAATCCTTGACCCGTTCGCTGGCGGGTCAGTCCGCGGGATTGTCGCGGCCTATCTTGGGCGAAAATACACTGGGATCGATCTGCGACCGGAGCAAGTAACAGCCAACCAGGAACAAGCCCAGACCATCGTTCCGGACAATATGCCCACCTGGATCGTTGGCGATAGTCGGACGGCCATCCCGACCGAAGAATATGACCTTATATTTTCCTGTCCGCCCTATTACGACCTGGAGCAATATTCGGACGATGACGCCGATCTCAGCAACGCGTCCGATTATGACTCGTTCATCCTTGGCTACCGGCAGATCATCCAGACAAGCGTTGACCGCCTTCGCCCGGACAGCTTCGCCTGTTTCGTGGTCGGTGACATCCGCGACAACCACGGCATATATCGCAACTTTGTGGGCGACACCGTGGACGCCTTCCAGGACGCCGGGGCGAATTTATACAACGAGGCGATACTGGTCACAGCGGTCGGGAGTTTACCGATCCGGGTGGGCCGACAATTTGAGGCAGGGCGCAAGTTCGGGAAGACGCATCAGAACGTCTTGATATTTTACAAGGGCAATCCCGACCGCATCAGGGAGCGCTTGGGTGAGGTAGACGTATCGGACGCCCTGAGCTTGTTTGAGGTTGACGATGTTTAACGCTCCCATAATCGAAGAACATCAAGGGACCATCGTCGTCAGGGACGACCTGATTCCCGGCGGGACTAAATCCCGGTTTCTTGTTCCGTTGTTTGAGGTCCATCCAGAGATTGTCTACGCCTCGCCAGCTTACGGAGGCGCCCAACTATCCCTGGCTTATTCCGCCCAGATGACAGGCAAAGCGGCCACGGTGTTCGTCGCCAAGCGTAAGGAATTACACGCGAGGACTCAGGAGGCCCGATTGGCCGGGGCCAGAATCCATCAGGTCGCGCCAGGGTATTTGACCAACGTCCAGGCCAAGGCCAAGCGTTACTCCAACGACACCGGCACCTTTTATATGCAATTCGGGGGCGGGTCCGAGGCCATCAATATCCTGGCTGATGCTGCCTCCCAGGTCGCCCAACAAGTCGGCCCTCTGGACGAGGTCTGGTGCGCGGCTGGGTCCGGGGTCTTACTGAGGGCTTTGCAACAAGGATTGCCGGCCAAGCGTTACATCGGCGTTGAGGTCGGCCACCACTTATCCAGCGCGGAGATCGGACAAGCGTTGATAATGTCCAACCCTCTCCCGTTTGAACGCGAATATAAGGGGCCGGTTCCCTTTCCATCTTGTCGCAACTATGACGCGAAGGCATGGGCGGTCTGCCGAGAGCATGGACAAGGGCGCCGTTTATTCTGGAATGTCCTCGGCCCATCCCCGACCCGAAGCATGATGGGACTTGGGCCGCAGTTGGTCACTGGATAATACATGGCTTTACAAAACGGAACAAAGATAGGCGCCGAATTAAGACGCTCTCAGGTCTTGCAATTGAAGCAAGCCGGGGCGTCCGAGCAAGCCATCGCCGACCAGCTCGGTGTGTCCAAGACTCAGATAAACAACGATGTCAAGCGTCGATTGGCGGAGATTCGGAAGGCTGACACCGAGGCGGTCGAGCAGGAATATACCCTCCAGAAATCAAGATACGAACGACTACTTCTCCGATGGTGGAGTCAGGCCACCGGACCCGATGATACCCAAGCGGCAAGGGCGACCGGGATAGTTCTGGACATCCTCCGGCGCCTGGACACCATCGGCGGTCTTGTTCCTGACAAACCATTGATCCAACTCCAACAACAGAACGTCATGGTCGGCGGCGCGACCTTCGCAGATCTACTTCGCGAGGCGATGACCGTTGATGGGGGTGAATGTGTTGAGACTGACCTGGCCGTGGGCAAAGAAGAAGAATCGGACGGTTAATAGCTACGATACCCGCGGCCGACTCCGGGTTCTATGCGTTGGCAGTAGTTCGCCGGCAACCGGGGAGATAACGCACAAAGTCAGGCAAGATGGAGCGAGGGCGTCCCGGTGGACGCGGTGCCTGGAATGTGGTTGCACCGTCCGAGTCACCGGCTTGAAATCCCATCCCAGGTTGACCGTCCATAACGGGAAGGATAAAGCGTGATCAAGTGGCGTATGGACGGAGACATCCGAGATCATGCGATCCACCTGGCGCGAACTATCGGATGGTCAAGGAACAGAGGGCGAGATGAAGAAAGGGCGGACGGTCGAGAGCTACGACAAGATCGGACGGCTCCGGGTATTGTGCGCCAATAGCGGGTCTCCTGTCACCGGGGAGATTGAAGTTATACAAATGACCGACGCGGTCAGGGACTATTTTTATCCGTTCGGGAGGTCAAGGCAGAGTGGTCGGCCAGTGCCTCCGGGAGTCCGCCGGACTCGATGTCCGGAATGTGGCCGCTTCATAACAATAACAGGGCCGCAATCGAAGCCACGCTTGCTCGTCCATAACGCGGTCAAACCAAGATGACGCTATCCCAGGCTGAGAAGCGTTTCTTGGTTGACCGGTCCAGGTCCGACCCGGACTACTTCTGGGCGTCGATCCTTGGTTGCTCCACCGTTTACGATAAACAACTGGACATGGCAAGGGCGGTCAGGGATCATAATCGCGTCGCGGTGGTCGGCGCCAACGGGACCGGCAAGGATTGGCAGTCAGCGCGGGTGATGCTCTGGTGGATGGCGACTCGCTATCCGGCGATCTGCGTTGTTCTGGGTCCGACCCATAGGCAAGTCTCGGACATAGTCTGGAAAGAAGCCCGGAACGCCTATCTGACATCAAGGACACCGCTGGGCGGTCAGATGTTCCGGACCTCTCGCTGGGAGTTGGACGATCGCCATTATGCGGTCGGATTCGCCACGGACAACGAGTACAACATCCAGGGCTTTCACTCTCCTAATCTCCTGGTCATCCTGACCGAGGCCCACAATATCGAGCAATCCCATATCGATGCAGTAAAGAGACTGAATCCCGCTCGGATGCTCCTGACAGGAAACGCCTTCGCCAGCTCCGGGGAGTTCTATGACGCGTTCCACGGTGGGAGTGATCTTTACCACACGATCGAGATCGCGGCGGCTGACACGCCCAACATCCAGCAAGGCCGGGAGATCATCCCCGGCATGGTGACCGTTGATCAGGTTGAAGAACGGCGCCGGGAATGGGGGGAAGATTCCGCCTTATACATCGCCTCGGTCCTGGGTAGGTTTCCGGACAATCTGGAAGATGCCATCGTCCCGCGGTCTTTGCTGATGGAAGCGGTTGAACGAGAACTTGAACCAGAAGGCGAGGCGACCCTGGCTTGTGACGTTGCCAGATTCGGCGCCGACAAAACGGTCGTTTACAGGAGACAAGGGAACGTTTGCCGGCTGACCTGGAAATCCCAAGGACGGGACACCCAACAGGTCGCCGGACATCTCAAGGCGATGGCCGAGGACGATCCGGCGGTGACCCAGATAATCGTTGACGACACTGGAGTCGGCGGCGGCGTAACCGATAGGCTGAACGAGGAAGGGGTAGCCGGCGGACGGGTCCGGATCACGGCGTTCAACGGTGGAGAGAAAGCGAGAAGGTCTGACCGATACGTCAACGCCATCGCGGAAGCGTGGCTGGAGTTGGGGCAATCTTTTCGTGATGGGACTATCGACATCGATGACAATCCCGCGGTGATCGCTCAACTCTCGGCCAGGAGATACACCGTCCAGGGCGACCGACGGATCAAGCTGGAAAGCAAAGACGACTTCAAGAAACGGGCCAGCGGAAGCCCGGACGACGCGGATGCTTTAGCCATGTGCTACGCGGCGCCAGGACCGGGGGTTGGAGTCTGGTGATGGAGGAGTCCATGACATCTGATGATAGGCCACCGGAACCTGTCCTCCATGAGGGGCCAAGGACGCCGCAGGAATATTTCACCGAGGGCCGGGAATGGCTGGAGGTGGCGGAATGGGAAACCATTGAGCATGGGAGACACGACCGCTCGTCCAATC